GGAGCAACAGGTATTCAAGGACAAACAGGACCTACAGGAGCAACAGGTATTGAAGGACAAACAGGACCTACAGGAGCAACAGGTATTCAAGGACAAACAGGACCTACAGGAGCAACAGGTATTGAAGGACAAACAGGACCAACTGGAGCAACAGGTATTGAAGGACAAACAGGACCAACTGGTGCTACAGGTATTCAAGGACAAACAGGACCTACAGGAGCAACAGGAGTAACAGGTGCAACAGGACCAGTTATATCAGGAACAGTATGGGGACAAGGTTTGAATTGGAATAATTTAACAAATTCATGGCAAATAACAGGTAATGGACCATTAGCATTTGCAAATAATGCAGGACAAACATCTCAAGGAACGGCAGCAATAGCGTTAGGAGTAGAAGCAGGACGAGGAACACAAGGATCAGGAGCAATAGCAATAGGATATCAAGCAGGAAATGTAACTCAAGGAGTAAATACAATAGCAATAGGATCAGGAGCAGGACAAACATTACAATCATCAGGTGCAGTAGCAATAGGTTTGCAAGCAGGTCAAGGAACGCAAGGAATAAATGCATTATCGATAGGAAATATAGCAGGATCAATTAGTCAGCAATCAGCAGCAATAGCGATAGGATTATCAGCAGGATATCAAGTGCAAGGAACAAATTCAATAGCAATAGGTAATTCAGCAGGACAAAATACACAAGGTCAAAATGGAGTAGCAATAGGTAGAAATGCAGGTCAAAATACACAAGGAAATTCAGGAATAGCTATAGGATCATCAGCAGGTCAAAATACTCAAGCAGCAAATGCAATTGCAATAGGACAGCAAGCAGGTTCAACAGGTCAAGGAACAAATGCAATAGCAATAGGTCAAGGAGCAGGACAAACGAATCAGCCGGCTAATAGTATAGTAATAAATTCATCAGGAACAGCAGTAAATGGAGCATCAACATCATCTTTTTATGTAAGACCAATAAATACACATGCAGCTTCATCAGCATTAAGTATGTTATTATATGATAGAATAACGTTTGAAGTATGTAGAAGCACAGCAGCAACAAGTTCTCAAAATAAAACATTTGTAATAAAACATCCATTATTTAAAGATAAATATTTAGTTCATGCATGTTTAGAAGGTCCAGAAGCAGGAGTATATTATAGAGGTCAAGATGAAATAACAAATGGGAATGATATAGTAATAACATTACCAGAATATGTATTTGAATTAGCAACAGATTTTACAATACAAGTAACTCAAATATTTGAAGGAAAATTTGTTCAATTAGCAACATCAAAAATAGAAAATAATAGATTTAAAGTATTTAGTAATAATGGTAATACAAAATTTTATTGGATAGTTTATGGAAAACGTGAGAATATTAATGTAGAACCATATATAATAGAAAGTAGATTAAAAGGAAATGGTCCTTATACATGGATAGAATAAAATATAATAAAAAATATTATAAAATAAATAATAATATTATATAATATATAATAAAAAAATGACTTCTAATAAATCAATAGAAATAAATAAAATTGATTTTCTACATGATGAAATAAAAATAAATATAAATGATTCAACAATAAAAGAAAATAAAAAATTTGATGAAAAAATTACTCAAAATCAAATAATAAATAATCCAGCACAAATAGATCCTATGTTTTCATTAGTAAAGGATATAACATTTAATTTAATATTAAATATACCAGGATTAAGAAATAAATTAGATAATATATTAAATGATCCAAATCTAGCAATATTAGAAATATCAAAAATATTTGATGAAATTCAAACTAAAATTCAACCAGAAGAAATGAATAAATTAAGATTATATTTTAGTAGTGATCACACAAGAAATAGTCTTTCAGGAATACTTCAAACAGCATTTGTTAATATAATGGCTGATGGTAAAATAGATATGAATGATGCACCTCACTTTATGACTTTAATATTTGATATAATAACATTATTTAATGAACATACATCAGATAGTAATAATCAAATAGAAATAAGAGGTGAAGCAGTTATGTTTTTCTTATATTTTATAATAAAATGTATATTAATATTAACGTTAGATGGAGAAGAAGAAACAACAGCAGTAAATTTATTAGATACAAGTTTTAAATTAATTTCAGTAGCAGTTTTACCAATAATGAAATTAAAATGTTCATGTAATCCATTTTCATGTTTTAAAAAAAAGAATAAAAAATAAATATAGACTAAAATAAAAAAAATATTTTTTTTATTTTATATAAAAATTATTATAAAATATTATTTTCTAAGTAAAATGATAATTATAATAATAACTAAAATAAAAATTAATATATTATTAAAATTAATCCAATCTAAAGATTTATTTAGATTATTATCTTCTAAATTTACTTCTTCGTTTGAATATAAATAAGGAGCGGCTAGAAAAGGTGTATAATACCAATTAGACCAATAAGGATAATATCCACCATAACCTCCTCTATTATATCCACCATGTTTCCAGAATCTCCAACCTCTACCATCTCTTCTACCTCCTCTAATTCTACCACCTCTACCTATTCTAGCACCACCTCTACCTATTCTAGCACCACCTCCACCACCCATTCTAGCACCATCTCCACCACCCATTCTACCACCACTTCCACCCATTCTAGCACCACCTCCACCACCTCGACCACCACCTCCACCACTTCTACCACCGCCTCCAAAAGATTCAATAATATTATTATTATTTTTTAGTAAAAGTTTATCAGGACAAATTTGAATTCTTCCATCCATACCATTCATAAATTGATAATATCTATCAATCATTTTACCGTCTTCGTTCCAATAACGAGAATGATTAATATTAATTTGATTTATATTATTAGGATTAGTTCTTAAATAATTTTGAATAATAGGAGAATCATTATTATCCAAAGTATTAGAAACTTTATTTTTAATAGGATAAAGGTCTAATTTAGAATTATAAAATTTGGACATATATATTAATATAATATATAATAATATATTTAATAAAATTTAATTTTGGATAGGAGATTGATGAGGAACAGGGTAAGATTTATAGAAAGTAAAAGGCCATCTATAAGGTTTTCTATATATGTCTCTTCTATAAAAGTATAGTGGATCAGATCCAGATTTAACTTGACCATAATTGAGTTGATAATCAACCCAATTTTCTTGATTATTATAAGAAAAATGATATATAATAACTAAAATAATAATTAAAATAGTAATAGTTAAAAGAATATTAAAGTTCATTCAATTATATATTAATATATTATATTTAATTTTATAATGGATATTTATTTTTTTTTATATTTATAGACCAATTAGATAAAGGATTAGAATGACCTAAATCATCATTACTAATAATTTCTATATTAATTTTATGTTTAAAAATAGTATCTTTAGTATTCATATTAGAATCAGAAAAATGATTATCTAAATTAGAATCAATATTATTATCATTATTAATAATTTTATAAGAAGTTTTATTATTAAATTTAATAATTTTCCATTTATTTTCAGGTAATAATTGAATAGTTCCTTTATAAAAGAATAATTTATTATCACTAAGTTTAGTAGTTTCTTTTAAAATAATAGTATATTCTTTATATTCATTAGTTTTTTTAAAGATTTGTTTTAATGCTTTTTTAGCAGCTTTTATAGGAGGTTCATTATCAGTAATATGATATCTATTATGATTATTTAAAATATTATGTTTAGTAACTTTATATTTATTATTGATATTATCAATTTTTTCTAAATTCACAACTTTAAAAAATCTTTTCATAAATATATAATAATAATAAAATAAAATTCTAATCTTAAACTATATATAATGGATATATTGAATATAGTAATTATAATATTAGTAATTTTAATAATAATAGTTTTATTTGTAATAATGTATCAGAATTTAGATAGAAGACATTATAGAAGAAGATATGGTGGTTGTAAAGGAACAAGATGGGGTTGTTGTCCAGATGGTATGACAGTAAGAGATGATTCAGAAGGAACAAATTGTGTATCTTCAGTAGGAGGATGTAAGGGAACAAGATATGGATGTTGTCCTCATAGTAATGAAGCAAGAAGGGATCAATGGGGAAGTAATTGTTAAAAAACGAAGCAATATTATAAGTGAAGCAATACTATAAATAAGAAGAAATAAAAATACCAATAAAAAAACCGATAAATATTTGTTGAAAAGTATGACAATTATAATAGAATCTAGAGAATAATAAAAAAGATATAATTAAACTAAAAATAAAAATAGATAAATAATAAAGAATTTTATTATTAATAATAAATGTAGGAAGAATTTGATGAAAATATTTATTAATAAATCCAATAAAGAAACCAAATATTTGAGCATGATTAGAAGGCATACCGTAGGAAGTAGCTAAATCACTGTTATATGGGTTAAGAGTGCAACCTCTAGCATTGATAGGTCTTCTACCGAAACCAATAAAATAAAAATAATCATCATTCATAATAGGTTTAAAAAAATGATATTTAAGGATATAATTTAAAAATAAGTTAAAACAGAATAAAAGAAAAGGAAATAATCCTAAATGTAGAATATAGGAATAAATAATAATAATAAAAAATATAATAATAGGAGAAATAATAGAAAAAAATTTAAAGAATGATACCATATATATTATATTATATATTAAACAGTTAGAATATTAATATTTTTACCATTATTTAAAATTTCTAAAATTTGTAATCGATTATGACTATTTTGTCCAAATGCATAGGACATAGCAGTATCAATTCTCCAAATTCTGTTTTTACATTTACTATTGATACCTTCAATTTGAGGAGTATGTCCAACGACCATAAAGTCACTGTTAAGAGCTTTAAGACTACTAAAAAGTTTTTTAGAACTAGGATTTCTAGATGAGAAACTTCTATTCCATAATAGACTATTAGAATTAATAAAAAGTTTTTTAAAGTCTTTATTATGAATAAGTTGTTTATTACCTAGTAAGAATTCTTGTAATAAATTATTAATATATTTGATATTATAAGTATTAGCGAGAGAAGGTATAATACCACCATGAACGAATATCCAACTACCAACTTTCATAATAGCATATCTTTTAGAAAGGATTTTACTTAAGTTACTACCAGGTTCAAAAATTTTTTTTCTACCGATTTCACCACCGTTTTTATCAATACCAGATTTAGATGTGTATTGAAATTTTCCCATAACATTCATTAATTCGTGATTACCAATAAGAGAATAAACGCCTCCACCAACAAATTTAGCTTCTTTATGTAATTTATCAAAAAAGCGAATAATTTTAATATCAGAATTTTCATCTCCATAAGTATCATATCTTCCACCTCTATCAACTTGATCACCTATTTGAATAACGATAGTATCATTACCAGACCATTTAAGATCTTTATTAATAACACCAGCAACTTTTAAACAATTAATAGTAAGTTGATAATCACCATGTAAATCACCGATAGCAATAATTCTTCTTTTTTTACCTAATATACAATCTCCCATATATTGAGTATTTATATAATTAATATATATTATTATCAAAAAATAAATAATAAATAATTATTATTTTTTTTTATTTTAAAATTAAATTAAGAAGAAAGATAGATTATTATTCATCGGATTGATCAACAACATCATCATCAGAAGAGTTTTGTTGATTTTGTTGTTCATTATTGTTATTATTACGACGTCTCAATCTATCCTTCAAACGAGATTCATTAGAACTGATAAAGTTTTGATAGTTTTGACCATTCATATATGAAACGAATCTAGCCCAATCATCTTTATAGAGAACAACTTCACGAGTAGGCTCACTAGGATATAAACCAGCAACAGCAACAGCACCATTAATGGTGACTCTCAATCTGAATCTAAGGAAAGAGTTAGTATAGGTTCGATTAATGAGACGCTCAGCATAATCAACTTCAATGTTACCAGAGGCAACCTTAGATAAAATATCTTTACGACGTTGAGCTAACAGTTCTTTAATATTACGATTATTGTTATTATTACCTTGTTCAGTTCTTTCCTCTTGTTGAGTGTTATTATTACCTACTTTAGAAGCATAACTTGGAGTTGGAGATCTGGTAGTTTTACTACCACTTTTTGATTTAGCACCTCTGACGAGGGTGAATCCATCATACGAATTATTATTTTTTTGTGTTTGGCTCATGGCTAATTAATATTTAAGAAAATGTCTTTATATACTTTTTTTATGAAATATTTTTAAATAAAATTAATAAAAAAAGTTATTTAAAGTTAATTTTTTTTATAAATAAATAAAAAAATAATAAATAATATAATATTAATAATAATATAATATAATGTCAATAACAATAAAATTATATAAATTTAATAATAGAGATGAATATATAATAAATAATTCATTTGATTATTATATTTTATATAGGAATAGAATAAATAATTTTGGTAAATTAATAAATTCAATAATGGATTATATGGGTGAATATATTTATTCATTTGATAAAATAGAAATAGTATATTATAATAGAATAGTATATAGATTAGGTCATGATATAAGATTAAATGATACTATATTACAAATAGATAGAATGACTTCAATAAATTTTTATGAAAGAAAAAGAGATAGTTTTGGTAATGTATTACCATCAAATATATTAAATTTTTATAGTAATTATATAAATAATAATATAGATAATATAGAAACAAGAAGAATATCTATACCAATAAGATTTTATAGTTTTCCAAGAAATAGATCTAATAATGAAATAAATAATAATAATGAAATAAATAATAATAATGAAATAAATAATAATAATGAAATAAATAATAATAATGAAATAAATAATAGTAACAATATAAATAATAGT